GGTTGTTGCGTGGCTTGGAAAGTGCTGGGAGAAGGCCGTGCGTCCCCTGATCTACAAACAGGAGAAGGCAAAGTGAATGAAATGAATTTCGTAGAGGTCGCCAGCACTGCTGTAGCCGCATGCGCTATTGCCGCTACCATCTGGCCCGAACCCAAGAATCCCACTCTCCGCAAGGTATGGAAGCTGGTTAACTTTGTCGGTGCCAACTTCGGCAAGGCCAAGAACAAAGGGGGTAAGTGATGCGCAAGCTCAACCTCTCATACCTGCTGCTGATTGTGATCATGTCCATGTCAGCTGCAGGATGCTTCCCTCACACCCACATCAACAACGTGCCTCCTGAACGGCAGGCAGAAGAAAACTTTATCCGTGATACCGGGCTTAGCCTCGATTCTCTGGATTCTGCCCGCGAGACTGCCTTCGAGGCAGTAATCAAGCTCTACATCGCTGATCAGGTGGACAAGGAAACATACGAGACCGCCGTGGAAGCTGACAGGGTATTTGATGAAGCGTTCAAGGCTGCGGGAGAATCCCTTAAGGCTTTCACCAAGGCTTCGCGCAAAGGCGAACCCGTCGAAAAGGCCACCGTTGAAACGGCTCTCACTGACGTCCGGTCCGCTCTCGAATCTCTTCAGGGGGTGAAATAATGCAGGCTTACATCGGCGTAACGATGCTTGAAGCAAAGCCTATGACAAAGGGCGAATACATCAAGCAGGAACACAGGGAAATCCCCGGTGACCCATGCGACCCCGGCTACCTTGTCAAAACCCCTGACGGTTATTGGGATTGGGTTCCTAAAGACTATTTTGAAGAAGTCTACTTCCCTCTTGAAGACCCGACCAAGATCAGCCTCGAAGATATCGACCGGATGCTTTCTCTCGAAGAAGCAACCCAGATCGACGAAAAGACTACCCTTGTTAAAGCAAACACTAAGACCGGCTTCGTCCAGTACGAGCCGTCTTCCTGCGTTGATCCGGCTAACTATGACCATGACATAGGCATTCAGGTCGGCATGGAGCGGATCAAAGAACGGGTGTGGCCTTTTATGGGATTCGTCCTTTCGTGGGGCCGCTTTGGTCTCAAGGAGAAGAAATAATGTCTGTTACCGCAACAATCGCAGCAATTAAAACCGGCTTCCTGATCGGCGACGCCGCGATCAAGCTCGGAGCTGAAGGCTGGAAATTCTACAAGGAAATGAATCAAGAAAATGCCGACGCGTTTTCCGAAGAAGCACTTCAGAAGATCATCGACGACCACCGCAGTACTGAAGAAATTCTCGCAGAACACGGAATTGAAATGCCTAAAGGTGAGGACTAATCCATGGCCCCTCATGAAGAGTCGGAAGTAAAAGACCTGCTGATCCGTGTGGATGAGCGGGTGAAGTCTATTCAGGAAGACATTGCCGAAATTAACGGCGCACGTCGGTGTCATACTCACGCAGAAAAATTCAAAACTCTTGAACGTTTCGTTTGGGGAATGGCGGCGGTTGTCGGCGGGATAGCAACCCGGGTTCTTTATGAGGCTTTCAAGTAATGACTTCGCTTCCTGGTCGCCCTTGCAACTTTCATGGTTGCCCTAATATCTGCCGCGATGGTTCCGGCTGGTGTGCCAAGCACAAAGCCTATGGTGAGCAGAAGGCGAAGGACAATCAGAAGGCTTATCAGAAGCGGCGCGGGAGTGCTGCAAGTCGTGGTTACGGCGGCGAGTGGCGCAAGATTAGAGCGGCGAAGCTTAAGCGTAATCCTCTTTGTGAGGAATGCGAGAAGCACGGCAGGGTTACAGCAGCGTGGACAGTCCACTATATTGACCATGACCAGCGGAACAACGCAGACGCTAACCTGATGAGCATGTGCCGGGATTGTCACGAAATCCACCACGGCAGGAAGCGCGGAGGTAATCGTGGATAAATGCCCGGTCTGTAGACTGCCCATCGACGCAGAACATCACCCTCAGTGTGAGATTAAAAAAGCGTTGGATGCAGGTAAAGAAGGAGGGTGCAACACATGCACATACCGCCCGACAATCCGGGAACTCTGTGCAGCTTGCGGGATAGCCACATATGAGTGTGAAACCTCGCTTAAACGGCTCTTTGAAGATTGTGAGCCATGGCCCGCCTGTTCGATGTTTAAGTTCGATGATGAGGCCGAAGAACCGGAACTGTTTTGGCCTCAGAAGGGGGGCGGGGTCAAAAGTCTAGAGCCTTGGCGGCCTTAGACCGTTGTGGGCGCAAGATTTTCACGTTGTCAAATTAGAGGGTGGGGGTATCCGGGTGTCTGAGAGAGACAGAAAGACCCCTAAAATCTGTTTGAAAATCTAAACTGTGGGGCGGGTGCTCCAAGGAAAATTTGAGGGCTTAAAAACGATGCCGCCGAGAGGAAGAAAACCCAAACCGGATAACTTGAAAGTCATTCAAGGGACTGCCCGGAAAGACCGGATGAACGAAGATGCCCCGAAGCCGGATTTATCCATTCCGGTTCCGGGTGATCATCTTTCACCGGAAGCTCTTATGGAGTGGGGGCGGATTTCGCGAGAACTTCACAAGCTTGGTTTGCTTACTGAAATAGATCGTCCTGCGCTGGAGGCATATTGCCAAGCATACGGACGGTGGGTGGCTGCTGAACGGGAGATGAAAAAACCGGATTTTTCACTGATCATCACCACCCCCAAGGGCGCACAAATTCAGAACCCTTTAATCGGCATCGCTAACACTGCCGTTGAAATCATGCGTAAATATTTGACCGAATTCGGCATGACTCCCAGCAGTCGCAGCCGGGTGATTGTTCCGAAGAAAACCGAAAAAACAAATCCTTTCGCAGCTATGGGAAGTTAGGAAATGGCAAGGCAGAAATACCCGCACGTAAATATTGCAAATAAATACGCCCGTGACGTTGTTGCAGGGCGCATTGCTGCGTGTGTTTTTGTGCAGTTGGCCTGCCAGCGTCATTTGGATGAACTTAAGCGCGAAAAGCAGAAGAATTTCATTTACCGCTTTGACCGTGCCGCCGGGGAGGATGTTTGCTACTTCGCCGAACTCTTCCCTCACGTAAAAGGGAAATGGGCCGGAACTAATATTCACCTTCAGCCATGGCAGTGCTTCATTCTTGTGGTTGCTTTTGGCTGGAAACGGAAAAGCGACGGCCTGCGTCGATTCAGGGAAATTTTTGCTTTAGTCCCTCGTAAAAACGGTAAGTCTGTTTTGGGCGCAATTATAGCTCTGTATTTGACTTTTGCCGATGGTGAAGCCGGGGCAGAAGGGTACACTGGAGCCACAACGGAAAAGCAGGCTTGGGAGGTCTTTGGCCCAGCAAGACAAATGGCCTTACGCACCCCTGCTTTTTTAGAGCATTACGGTGTTGAAGTTCACGCAAAACGTTTGGTTTCGCTGAATTCTAATAGTTGGCTTGAGCCTCTTATCGGAAAGCCCGGTGATGGTTCTAGTCCTCACTGCTCAATTGTGGATGAATATCATGAGCATAAAACGCCTGATCTGTACGACACCATGGTTACAGGTATGGGCGCGAGAACTCAGCCCATGCAGGCAGTTATTTCTACTGCCGGAACTAATTTGAAAGGCCCTTGCAAGGTTAAGCAAAAAGAGGCTGAAAAGGTTCTCCGGGGTGAGCTCACAAATGAGGAACTCTTTGTAATCATTTTCACCATCGACGATACCGACGATTGGCAGGATTTGGAAGTCTGGAAAAAGGCAAATCCGAATTACGGCGTGAGTGTTCAGGAAGATTTTTTGATTCGGATGCACCGCGATGCAATGCAGCTTGCATCAAAGCAAAATATTATCCGCTGCAAGCATTTGAATCAGTGGATGAACGCTGATGTGGCATGGATGAACATGGTCGAGTTTAACAAAACTGCCGATTCAAGCCTTGATATTAGTGTGTTCAGCCACCTTGATGCTTATGGGGCTGTTGATCTTTCCAGTAAGATTGACCTTGCCAGCTTAGGAATAGCTTTTGAATACGAGGAGGTCGTTTACGGCTTCTATCGCTATTACTTGCCTCGCCGGACCATCAATTTACCAGAAAACCATCATTATCAGCAGTGGCGGCATGAAGGCTGGCTTATCGAAGCCGGTGAAGCCGTGATCGACTATTCTTTTATCGAACAGGACTTGCTTAACTTTGCCCGTATGCTGAATTTTGCTGTGGTTGGCTATGATCCCTATCAAGCAACTCAGTTCGCTACCCGTATGATGGATCAGGGGCTGCCCATGGTCGAGATTCCCCACACGGTTAAGAATTTATCCGAGCCTATGAAGGAACTGGAAGGGCGTGTCCTTTCCGGGAAATTTAAGCATGACGGGAACCCGATTACAACATTCTGTTTTTCAAATGTCGTCGCGCATGTGGATAAGAAGGACAATATTTATCCGAACAAAGAATTTCATGAAAACAAGATTGATGGGGCTGTGGTCACAATCATGAATATGAACCGCATCATTGTCGGCCCCCCTGAATATGAAACAGAAATCGAAAACGCTTTCCGGGAGCTGTGATGTTTGGATTCGGTGGCAATAAAAAGCAGCTTAAGGAAGAAGTTCAATCACTTCGTGAAGAGCTGGAACAGATTAAGAACGAAGCCAAGGGCGATTATCCGCTTTCATGGTCGGATGTTTTTAACGGGAATGTGACCGCTTCCGGTGCTGTGGTTAATACCACCACAGCAATGCGGGTTTCCGCTGTTTTTTCATGCGTAAGGATTATTTCAGGAGCGGTCCAATCTTCCCCGGTTAAGATTTTTAAAAGGGATGGAGAATCAAGTTTACCCGCTCCAAATCATAGCCTTTCCCGTCTTCTTTCGTTGCGTCCCAATGAGCATATGACCGCTTCAACCTTTTGGCAGATGTTCACAAGTCAAAAGGTTTTAAATGGGAACGGCTACGCAGGGATTCTTCGCACAAGAAATGGAAAACCTGAAGCACTTGTTCCACTATTGGAAAACAGAGTTGAACCTTATCAGGCTTGGCAGCTTGGACTTGATAAAAAATTGAATGTGTCAGCGTCGCGCCTTTATTATCAGGTTATGTGGGATGATGGGACAAGCAGTGTTTTAGATCAGGATGACATGCTTCATGTCCCTAATATCGGTTGGGATGGCTGGAAAGGTCTTTCCACCATCAAAGCAGCGGCTGAAGGCATGGGCCTTGCCCTTTCGGCGGAAAAGAGCGCGTCCAAGTTGTTTTCCAACGGAATGATGCCGGATCTTTCTATTTCATACCCTAAAAATCTTAGTGACGATGCTTTCAAGCGATTGCGTCAGCATTTGGATCAACGATATTCGGGAGCCGGGAATCATCATAAGCCGTTAATTCTTGAGGCTGACGGCTCCGCTAAGACTCTTTCTTTGAACGCAGAAGATGCCCAGTTGCTTGAGTCTCGCGCTTTTTCCGTTGCTGATATTGCCCGCTTCTTCGGTGTTCCGCCGGTGATGATCGGCCAGAGTGAGAAAACCAGTTCCTGGGGAACTGGTGTAGAGCAGATGGCCCGCTGGTTTACCACTTTTAATATGAACCCCCATTTCACCAGCATCGAGCAGGAACTTGAGGTCAAAATTTTTCGTACCGGCACATATTACGCCAAGTTTGACGAATCCGAGTTGACCCGTGGTGACACTAAAACCCGGCACGACTCTTACAAGACGGCGCGAGGTTCCATGCAGGAACCCGGATATATGACCATCAATGAAATTCGTAAACGTGAAGG